GACACATGGGTTTCAAAGAACGCATGGAACCGTGGTTTCGGAATTCATCAAAAGATGAATGCTCAAACCGACACACCACGCCCAAAATATCATGATTTCAAAGTAAGAATGACACCAACTCATTCTGCAGATGGTGCTAACACATTGGATCCAGATCTGTATGGAATTAACCAAACAAATTCCTCACTCGCTCCTGACGAGTGGATCTATTCAGAAATAACAACAATGCATTCTGATGGCGGAGCCGCAGATGAATTTACATTAACAATGCTTGGTGATAACGTTGGTTCACAAGGCAATTGGACATCAGTTGGTTTAATTCGCTCTTATGGCGAATCTCGTAGCCAACCTCATCCTGATGGAACTCCTTACGTTCCAAATACAATCAACACTGATCCACTTCACAATCTCTTTGATGCAAGTGGAGACAATGCAGTTGAGAATATCTCTGATAATCTTAATGACAACAACGATTTAACACCATATGATGCTTCGTATTATGTTGGTGCTTCACATAACCATATGCAACAAGTCGCAAGACTCACTACCACACCTTCTGTTGGTCGTGTTGCAAAAGCATCTGGATTCTGCGCTCCATTTGGACTAATATGCGTAGATCCAAGTGACGCAATCGCATCTGATGATAGATGGCGAATTGTAATCAATCTTGCACAAGGCACGTACCACGGCATTTATGCGGAGCGTGCTTGAAATGGAGGGAGAGCAGAGCACCCTAACCAACCCGCTCGACACCTGTGCTGACGTCAGCACCTCCCTCCGCCTAATCAAACTTCTAAAAGAAAATAGAATCGAGATGATGGTCGTTACGATCCTCATCTGGAGTACAGGGCTTCTCACTGAAGCTACAACATATGCACAAGGAGTATGCTGATATGGCACGACGAAAAACATACAATAAGCGAAAGCAAACTGAAAAGTTAGGAAAAGCATTCAAGAAAAAGACCTCAGGCGGTAAATTTCGCAAAGGTACAATGATTCAATACAAGTACGTCAATGGACGTCGTGTTGGTGCTGTCAAAGCACGAAAGTGATTCTAATGAATCACTACAAAATGGCATGGCAATCCCATGTCGACTCTGATTATTCACCTCTTGATAATCAAGACCAACGGGAAAAAGATACTTTTACAGATCGTGTAAAAGAAGACATCAAACAAATACCAGAAAATTGGCTTGTAGAGGCAGCTGCCTATACTGCGTTGACTTACATGGCAACAAGCCACTATGGGAAACTACGAATTGTAGGTTCAGTCGGACTTCGACTTTTACCAGTAATTGGCGTAGCTGCAATCGCATATTCAGTCTACACTTTCATGGATGACTGATTTACGCATTATTCCAAACGATGCACAAACTCTTCCATCTTTGGTCAAATATTTTGAGATATAGGAAGCAACTCTTCCTTTAGATCCAATACCTCTCGGGGCGACATAGTTGATTCGACCTAATCCGAGAGGCATAAGAATCTCACAGAACTCTTTCAATTTAGTTTTGTGAATAAATGGTGCTACTGCAACCATGTGAACATGGGCATGATGTTTGAAGCCCATCCCACCGATATCCTGATAACTTCGGGTTGTCATTTCGGGAACATACACTCCACCACGAATTCCATGATCGTGGAGAATCTTACGAGCTGCAGGAAGTAATTTCTTCAATGCTGCCAATTCCTCTTTACCATCGTCACTAAAAGTGAATGTGGATGGTAATGCAAATGTGATGAGTTTCGGTCTTCGATAACGATAATCATCTTCACCAAGTGCCTCAGCCACATCGTATATCTTGGTGAGTCTGCGTCGCATGCGTTGGAAACGCTTCTTGTTACGCTCACAGTCACGGCATCGTTCAGGATACTTGAGATTGAACGATCTATGTGAATAACGCCATGTCGGGTTTGCTCTTGCAACACGCACGTAGTCTTCTGCACTGTCTTTCGTCGGACGGAAGTGACATTGCTCACAGGTGAAACCCCATTCATTAGATTCCATGAGAATCTGGCCTCTTTACTTGTTTAGGGGACACAATATTTCCCCAGCACCAACAACCACCTGCTGGGGCGTAACAGATCCGACAATAGTTGGATGACATGTTACAAATGCAGAACTCGGTTCGATAACCGCAGTACTCGCATCTCATTCTTCTTCCTCCAATGTGTTCAGTGCTACTGAACCCGTAGGACATTTGCAAATCCATGGCATACCGGGAGGAATAGGACTTTTCAAAGTCCAAATGTTTCGATGGCACTCAGGACATCTCATGAACAATGACCCCTGTCAGTGAAATTACAATTAGGTCTAACACAACGAATTGTGTTACGATCGGTTCCAGTTAAACTGGGAAATCTGCATATGGGACAAAAGTCCTCTGGGCTTGGTACATATCCGCTCATTAGATGTCGGATAATGGTAGTTATTATCATTATTACGACAAATAATATTTATTAACCCTGTCATGAAAGGTTATTCTATGGCAGGCGCAAATCTTCCCTCAAAAAAGTATAGTAAAACATCACCAACAGTTACACGTCTCTCATTTGAGTCGACGGGAAGTGCAACAAAATTTATTGACATCGCTAGAGCATTGTCAATCATAAACAGAAAATTCTACAGGCAAGGAGTTTACTATTACGTCAACTCTGTTGAACTTTACAACAACTCCGATGGTGTCGTGGACATTCACACACTGCCTGACACATGGGTTTCAAAGAACGCATGGAACCGTGGTTTCGGAATTCATCAAAAGATGAATGCTCAAACCGACACACCACGCCCAAAATATCATGATTTCAAAGTAAGAATGACACCAACTCATTCTG